TGATTCTAACACGCGCTGTTGATGAAATGATGGTTCCACACATACATCTCATTCAGATAACTCCTTAGTTTTGTCTTTAACAAACTTGAAGAATGCTGGATGAATGTTATCTCCAAGGTTAATGAATAGAACAAAATCACATTCATCCCTCAAACAAATCAAATTCGATCTAGATTCATGCCGACATGCTGGACAATGTTCCGCGGTAGCAAAATCTTCCATCATTTGCATGAATTCCATGCCAAACAAAATCATTTGAGTTGGATTCATCATTCCGTCACGCCCGTTTTGTACGAAGCCTTTCCACATACATGGCAATCCTCCACCATTGTGATCCCTGTAATGCTATTTGGACCCATAAAGAACTTATGAGTACAAGAAGTACACTCATACTCGCGTTTAATGATGCTGATTCGCGCTTCCTCCGATAGTTTCCTTCTCACCCAACCGCTAAAGTTTGCCTTTTGCTTGGCTAATTCCCATGTTGTGCTACATAATGTGACATTTATTGGTCGCATATTGGGGTCTAAAAGCCGTTTACCTATAAGTTATGCGCACGCATCACCTTGAAAACTATGAGAAGTCCGACGAAAAGCCTCGTTTCACTCCCCTTTTCCCATGCCTCAATAGCCTGCCGGCCTCTTTTCCTCTTGCCACTGCTAGAATTGAGTAGCATATTAATGCCTCACCCTAAAGAAGATGGGAATCCGTTGGTATGAAAAAGGTGCATAATTTGCAGTAGGTGTAGTTTATACACCGTGGAGCCACCCATGGGACTATGGCGAGATCTGATTCTTTCTTTATCCGAGCGACTGTTAATACTAACACGACAAACTTTGCACAAGACTCCATTGACCTGGGTTCATTCGTTGATGCCCTAGGAAAGACAGTTATGAGAATTCATAATTGCAGTGTTTCCTACGGATCACCTTTGAATGGAATAACCACAGTGCCAGTAGGTGCTGATGCAGTATGTGGATTTCAATTAACCACACAGAGCCAAACTCAATTAATTGGTTCAATTAATCGCTCAACAATTTCATCCGGCTCTCTTTTGGTCGGTGGAGATGGTGGCGGACTTATTACAGTCGTTTCAGAATCCCTAGACATCGCTCCACAAGAATGGAACGGTGGTTACCTGGTAGCAGTTGAATCCATCTTCCTTGGAGTCGATCAAGCAACAGCAAATTTAGTTGACAGCGTAACCGTTGTCCTAGAGTGTACTGTTGAAACAATGACTGCCGCAGCATCTATGGCACTTGCTTTGAGCCAACAATGAGTTGGTTTCAATGGCTACTAATGCTCAAATGGCGGCTTTACTCCGCTCTATTGCTGATGGTCTGCTTGAGCCTGTTGCTACTGTTACCGGTCTTCCGGCTCCAGTTGTCCAGGCATTCGTTGAGGGATCCACTACAGGAGCCATCAAATCAGGCAAGGCAAAAGGACGTAAGGGTAAAGTCAGCGCATACAACAAAGCATTCGCTAAAGCATTCAAACGCCAAAAGGCCAAGATGACTAAGAAGAATGGTGATTTTAAGAAGGGATGTAATAGTTCTAAGTGTATGTCTGCCGCTCACAAGGAAACAAAGAGGATGATGAAGAGATGAAGTACGGAAGAACAAGAACATTGAGAGGACAAATCACCGTAGTCGGTGGCGTCGCACGAGAAAACCTTGTAGTGTCTGATGGATTAGTAAATCTTGGATTAAAAATTAAATCATTTACTGTTTGGAACGAGAACACACCAAGTGGTTTCTCTGATCAACAATTAACTGCAATACTTTCACTTGATACAATCATCACCGGCTCTAATATGAACGCTGGAGATAATAGGCAGTTTGCTTGGTATATGTCCAGTATGTCTGCGGCATTAGGAAATCTATTGCCACCTCTTGCAATAATTGACCCAGATCATATTGTCAATAGAGATTTATTCTTAACAATGGACAATAGTTCGTCCGGTATCTACAATTATTTAATTGAAGCACAAGTTGTTGAGTTGTCAGATGATGAAGCAATCATTACGATCATCAAGGAAACATCTCAATCTTGAGATTTACCGGATACCGGAAAAACCTGGAGTCACTTTCCAGCCTTTTTTCTTGCTCTTATTTCCCTTTCCAGGCGACAACACCTGGCACAACGATTGATTCTAACACGCGCTGTTGATGAAATGATGGTTCCACACATACATCTC